CCGAACAACTGCCCATTCGTCAGATACCCGCCATTGGCCGACACGACCGACTGCCAAGCCGTCGTCCACTGCGCGGGCGTCCATTGGGTGCAATAAGCCCCGGTCTGGGCATTGCACGATAGGTTGATGGCTGGGCCTGGCACAACATTCTGCGCCATCGCCGGGGATGCGATACACGCCAGCAACACCCACGCGAGTTTTTTCATGGTCGAAGTCCTAGACAGTGATCGTGATGGATGCGAACGGAAGCGATGTCGGCGCGCGTGGGTTGCCCGCTGCGATCAGGCGATTGACCGCGACAAAATCAGCGATGGCATCAGCGATTTTCTGATACTGCGCCGCAGTGAATTCGTGCCACAGACCGTTCGCATCCACCATTTCATAGGCCGCGAACCCGGTTGGCAACGTCCCGGCCAACGCCATCTGGTTCATCATTGAAATGGCGGATTGGGCGTTTGGATCGGTCGGGAATGGTGTCGGGGCAAGTGTGATCGAGCCGTTCAGGGCGATCTCTATGCCGGCCACGGATGCGGCGGCGGCTTGTTGGGCGAGGGTGGGTGCGGGGGCGGGCGGCGTGTAGGCCACAAGCTCGCCGGCAGACACGGCCCACCCTGATGGGTTGGTCAGGCGGCCGGACCATTGGGCATCAGTCACGGCGTGCAAGTCGGCGGATGGTGGAAGCGTTGGGTAATCGAATAGTGCCGTATCATACCAGCCGATGACCGGAGAGGGCGCGGCAACGGCAGAGTTGAAATATGCAAACTGTGCCATGATCAATAACCTACCGCGATGTAATTTTGTGAATTCAGCCCTGCAACCCAACCGCTGCCATTCCACGTCTCAGACCATGCTGTGTAACCATATTGGGTTGCGGCAGTTGCGCCATGCACCGTTGGTTTTCCGAGGCCCCATGTTCCAGACCCGGCATTTGCCTCGCTGACGACGACACTAAGACACGCATTTGGGAACGTATTTGCAAAAGTCACGGACGATGGAGCGCCCGCCGAGGTATTCCCCCATTGGATGATCATTCCGTTGGGGAGTTTTTGGGCACCGGGGGATGACAGTGTGGCCGGGAACTGCCCGAGATTAACCGCCTGCGCCGCGCTGGTTGCATTGGCGACGCTGAACACCTGCGAGGATGAGCCGGCTAGAGCGGCAAAATCTGCCTGCGCCTGCCCCTGTTGCAGCGCGTGCGTCGACGCCGTCGCCGGCCGGACGTTGACCGCGCCGTTCCCGCCAGCAAGGAGAATGAAGCCAGCGCCGCCGTCGACGATCGTGGATAGCCAAGTCCCGGTGATCTCACCACCAGAAAGAGCTGCGCCGCCTTGGTAGATGGTTTGCGCGCCCAAGCCGTTGATGTTGACCGTCGCCGGCCCCGTGTTTGAATGAGCGACAATGAACGAGATCGGCACGCCGACCAACTGCGCGTAGGAGGTGATGCCGGGGATCGTGAGGACGATGGCGTTGACGGTCCCGGTGTCGGTGCCGGCGTTAAGTGATGCGGCCCCATTCCAGAACAAATCCATCCAGTTCGCACCGCCCGTGTTTGGATTGCTGGTGTTGTTGTCAACGGTCGAAATCCACCGCCGCCCGAACGTGGCCGATGCAAGTATAGCCCCATTGGGATACCCGCCGATCGCAGTCGAGAACGCCGAATCATATCCAACCGGCGCACCAGCCTGCAACCACTGCGTCCAAAGGGTCGCGTAGTTTAGCGCCCCGTTGAAATCCCCGATAGCCGGAGGAGTTCCGCCAGCTCCGGCAGGAACCGAAGTCGCAGGCGGGAACCCCAAAGCCTGAGATGCCGCAGGGCTCACGCCAGTCTCGGGGATGGTGTTGATATAGCTCGATGTGGCAGACGCGCCCCACGGCACCGAGAATTTATAGGGGATTGATGCGACCAACATTACAGTTGCACCACGGTTGCGGAGACGCCACACGGACGCGGCAGAACGCCGGATTGATAAACGATGGCGGTCTGCACGGGCGTCAATGCCGATCCGAATGTGTAAGTCATCGTCATGTTTTCTCCATCGGTGCAGTAGCAATTACCAACCACCGGCAGCGGACCATTCGCGCCGAACAAGTTGATAAGAATTTGATTGATCGCCGGGATCGTGGCGTTGCAGATGTTGGCTAGAGCTTTGGCCAGGATCAGCACACGGAAGGCGTCATCGGTGAGGGAGTAATTCGATGTGACGGCTTCACCGTTGTAGAATGGTGCTTGATTGAAGCCCACGCCGGATGCCCCTGATGGGCCTTCCATACCGAAATATGTGCCTGTGCTGATTTGCAAAACGCGGCCAACACCAACGATGCGACCCAGCACGTCTAGTCCGTAACCGATTGCGGTGTTGATGTTCCAAACGTTGTCGTAGAAGGCGTCGATGTTGGCGATGGGGTCGAGATATGAATTCATGTTCGTGGCGAGTTGAACAATCGTTGGGCTGTTCGCGTATTGGCTCTGCAACGTTGACTCTACGTCAATCATACCAACACCAAATTGATATCGGCGTTGGCCAGCGTCGGAAGCTGGTTAATATTCATCGTCACGTCATTATTCACAGCCGCAACCGAAGTCATGGCCTCGGATGCAACGGTCTGCGAAACCGCCACGGTCCATGAAGTCCCAGACCCAGCCGTGATAATCGTCCCCGCCGCCACCCCAACCCCATAGACAAACTGCCCGATGGCGATGGTTCCAGTGACGGACGATACCGTCAAAGTCACGCCAGATATCGCCCCGGTGAATGAGCACGTTGGCGTTGCATTGGTTCCGATCAGGATTGATACGATCTGCGCCCATGTGCCGAGCATCGCCACATCGGTGTAATACCGCGAGGCGAAAATCTCGGAGCCAATCCGCCCCCGCGTGCCGCCATCTTCCCCGAGAAATCCCGAGACGATGGCAGATTGGATCAGCGCGGCGGCATTGGATGGCACCTGCGAGCTATTCTTGATCGTGACCACCATGCAGATAGGCTCTGCGGTCGGAACCTCATACGTCACGGTGTATGATGGGTATGGCGGCGAATATCCGCTGTTCGTGTCGTAGACGGTATGTGTCGTGTTCCCGGTGTAGCCGCAACCTGGGTTTTTTTTGGTCCAGATGGCCTGCGCGACATCCGCCGCCGCACCACCCGCCACGCATACATAGAGACTGTTGGCGGCTAGCGTGACGCCGCCAGTGGTGACGGGCGATCCGGTGTAATTCTCGGTCGCGTAATAATCGATCACGCCTGAAACTTTGGCGACGGCTCCGGCAATCGCGGGCAGAAACCCGGCACCATTCGCGGCAACGGTGGCTTGGCGCATGGCCTCAAATGACGCTCGCCCCTGCACCAGATTGCCGACCACGCCGGAAATAACCGTGGCGCTGTTCCAATTCGGGACTGACTGGTAAATCTGCACCGTCGCAGGGACTGGAATTGGACCCGTGGGCACCGATGCGAACGAAAGCGTGACGCTGCCACCAGTTCCGATCTCGCCGGCCTGAGTGCAGAGATATTGCACGCCGGCTGGATCTTGCACCGACGCCGCCAGCGAGATCGGAACGCCGGCAAGCCCATTGCACTGTATCTGCAAAACCGTCGATTGCGCTGGGTTGCGGGTCAAAAAATAGAACCGCCCGATAGCATCCTGCATCCGGCCGCTCGCATAGGCGGGATCAACCCCGTTATAAAGCGCGACCTGTTGGTTGTTGCTGTCCCCGATGATGGCCGCCTGGCTGGCGATCAACTGCCCCGCAGGTTCGGCCTGGGCCGTGTTCAGCGTGCCGTTAAATGCAGAGGTCCAGTCGGCGTCAAGCCCGGTGACAACAGCCGATTCCGCAGGCACGACAAAGCCCGCATCGGTAAATGAGATCGTTGGAACGCTGGTTGTGCCGGACATCAGAAACCTACCACTTGCGTTGTTCCTGAGTTGTCAGTGAATTGAACCTGTCCCGTGAGTGCGCGTGTTGGCGTCAGACCGGACAGGTAGACGATAGCGTTATTGCACCCCGGCACCGCATTCGCCGCCGCAACCAACTGTGCCTTTAGCCAGTTGATCGATGGATTTTGGCCCAGCACATCCTGGAAATATGGGATGCCGGCGGTTGTGTCATACCACTGATCTCCGACGAACACGCGGCAGGCCGATGCGACAGATTGCGCGATGGCGTATGGATCGGATGCTACTGCGATGTTGCCGGATGCGTCGGTGACGAGATCCCATAGGGCGGTGTCGAGAAGCAGAGTATTCACGAAACGTCTCCCGTTGAACCGCTGCCGGTCTGGACGCCGCCGTGCGTGTGCGGCAGGAACATCTTGCCGTCGATCTCGGTCCCTGCTGACGTAATGGAAATCCCTTTGGAGCCGACAGTCAGATTTATTGTATCCGATGAGACGATATTCACGCCCGTCTGTGTGATCTGCACATACTGCGTTGGCGCTCCACCAAGAACAGACCCGAAATAAACCCCATCAGACCATGAGTGCTGACGAAATGACCCGGCAGGCGATACCGCGCCCGTTGCTTTGACATTCGATATGTCACGATCGCAGATGATCGCCATCCCAATGTCGCCAACGATGGGATCGAGTATCACCGCTCCCAATCCGCTTTGGAGACGAAAGCACGGTATGTTGTAGACGATGCCGTGCGGGGTCTGGTTGGCGAGCACGTCTTGCTGATTGACCATCGGCTGCACGGAAACGATGGAGGGAACCCCAACCCCGCCGCCAGTGACAGAAATCACTTTCACCAGACCGCAAAAGGCTTTTTCAGCGATGACCTGGCGAATGCAGAAATCAACGGCGCTGAAGTCGCTGCCGCCAGATTGGAACCATTCCTGCCCGACGTATCCGCCAGATGTCGGAAGTGGGCCGCTGTTTCCGCTCATGGCTGGCCTGGCTGACCGGGGATGCGGACGCAGGAACAGCTTGTGAACCACGGGCCGCCCGGAACCTCGGCGGATAGGTCATGCACCAATGGATTGGTGACGAACCAAATCCCGTTTGGACCGCCAGTCTGCGTCCCTTCCTGCACTGGCGCATTCACGCCCACCGTCGTGGGCGCAACACCAACGCTGCTTTGCATCTGGATCTTGCCGTTGAGGATGATGCTCGGGTTGAAAAGCGTCTTGAACGACATGCCGTTACTCTGAAATGTTGGGTATCCAACAAGACCGGATGCCGTGTTGATCAACGGGATTTTCCCGCCGCGCGTTCCGAGTTTGGGCCATATCGCAAGGGTGCCAGGAATCGTTGAAGTGTCTGGATACATCTCGATGTTTGCGGCGCGTGCCAATTGATGCGCCTGAGACATGAGGCTTCCTGAGAAATAAGGGCTGCTTAGTTTGACCTGAACGCCGTTATTCTCAAACGCCATGCCCATTTGTAGCGCAAGGCCCGACATGATCGTGGCCACATCGCCCGATCCGGGAAACGAACTTGGCGCGGCTGATTCGATCATCGACAGCGCACCGCCATAGGATGCAATCACCAGAGACGTTTCCGGCGCTTCGGAATAATCCTGATAGCAATCCAGCATGAACCCGGAATAGACCACCGACATTCCGTTGGTTGTATCGCCAGCCTGCACGGTTACGATGTTGTTTTTCCGGATCATCGGACGCGGAATGCCAAGTGTGCTGACTGTGTTCATAATGCTTGGTGGCAGGCCGTAGACCCGAACGTTCGCGCGGTCGAGCGAGGGGAACCCGGACTTGATGATCGACGCCAGAACGCGCAGTCCTTTCAGCGTGACGGTGTTTTTCCCGGTATCACCGAATGCGCCGAGCCCTAGCGTGATGGTAACGTCGATGGCTTTCTGTGTGTAGCTGGTGCCGCTCATGAAAGCCCCGCAGGCAATTCCGCAGGATAGTAATAGACCAACACCCACCGCGAGCCTAGCCCGGTATAAACCGGGTCGAGGTCGCCTTGCGTGTCCTGAAAAGCGATGTCGCCAATGAACCCAAGATAGGCAGATCGCACGATTACATTGCTGTTCCATGCTACAACGCCCCCGATGATCAGCGCATTGTTGACCAGAAGGTCAACGTAGATGCTGCCACCAAGCTGATAGACATTGATCTGGCACGCCTGATTGTTCAGCGCGACACTCACGGTCTGCGATGGGACGGCCTGCAATGGGACAATGAGCATCAGCCCAATCCCCCATTCATGCCGGCGCTCTGTGATGGCGTCGGGGTCTGAGGCTGCACTGTCCCACTATCCACTTGCGCCGCACCTGATGGCACCGCCGTGTTCGTGTATGTCGCCGTGCCAGTGACGCGGATTTCCTCAACCCAGATGTCAACCGCCATCATCGAAACGCCATTGCGGGCGGTGCGCTTGAAATCATGATGCGTAATGTTGCACGATGGGTAAACGTATTCTGGCATATAGAGATCGAAAAGCGTGGTGCTTTTCTGCGCCGCCAGAACCGAGGATAGAAATGCCGATCGTTGGGCCTCGTTTCCGCTGATCATGTATGTCACGCGACCCGAGAATGGCGTGCTGACTTTGTTGTAGGACAGAAACGCGCCAGCCTCTTGCGGAGCCGTCGAGATACGATGATCAAGGCGGAATTCCAGATCTGCAACCGATTGGCTTGTGCCATTCAAAGCGGAGAGAACTTGCGCGATGATGCCGGATGCCGCCGCCGCCGCAAATGCGGGTTGGCCTGCCTGCGTGAAAATCCCCCACTGAGGGGTCTTGAACATGTTGATGATTTCGATTGCATCGGACACCAGCAATACGACCGTGTTCTGGATCGTATCGACAGTGCGCAAAAGCGTCGGAACGCCTGGCGCGCTGGGAACGTTTGGGTATGTCGGCTTGGACGTGTTGGGGATCGCCATTTTATTGTGGTCCCCGGTTGGCCTGCGTCACCAAAGACCTCGAAAAATCCTTCGCAATCCCTGGCGCATCTGTCGCCTGCGTTTGCACGATGACGGTGCCGATCGTGTAGCTCGTGGGGGATGACAGTTGCGTGTTGGCGAAGTTGCCTGAGCCGGGGCGGAGGTTTAGGGCGGGATCGGGTTGCGCCAATGGGTTATAGAAGGGATGCTTCTTCATTTGGCCAGGCAACCCGCCTGACGGAATAGACAACGGCGGATGAGACGATTTTGGATTGTATTGACTGCCACCCGGAAGCGACGGCCACCGACCCTTCAAAGCCCCCGCAATCTCGTCATCGTGACCGCCAGACGTGAGATCCGTTTGCAAATCCCGTCCAGTTTTCTTGCGGTAATCATCTTCCGCCAGATACCAAGCCCCACGATCCTGACTGGTGGGAGAAAAATCCGTCAGTCCGTGTGCGCGCGCAACCTCGCGCCAAGTGTCGCTTGTGAACTGATACCGACCCGATGCGGTTGATGTTCCGCCAGCTCCAACACCTTCGGGGAACTTGGAGAAATCCGTGAAGTGCGAGCCGCCATTTTTGAGAGTGTAATCCCCATTGGATTCAGGTTCAGATAGAGCTTTTAAAAAGGTTTTCTGCGGATCGGACATAGATGAATCTGCAATTGCAGTATCTCCACCACCCCCGAGCCATGACGGCATGTTGTGGGACCACCAGGTTTCAACCGGCCCGGTGCCACGATCACGAAGGAATTTGTCGTTCATCTGTTTGCTGAATTTAGGGTCTTCTCCGCCAGCGGGACCAGTCAAAAGGAGCGGAGACAGCGCAATAGACAACCGTGTGACCAACAAAAGAAGGCCGTCCAGAACGTCAACCAATGATGTCAGGCCCATCAGTTTCGCGCTAAGTCGAACCCCGCCCAACACGGTAAGGGCAGTTGTTATAGCCATTACGCCTTCTGCGATGTCTGGGTTGTTCTGGATCAAGGTCGTCATTTTTTCAGTAACGTCGGTCAACGAAGGGGACAAGTCCGTCAGCAGATGCCGACCCGCCGTCTTGGCATTTTCTCCGAGTTTGTGAAATGCCTTTGAAAGCGCCAAGGCCGCGTCAACGTCCTTCTGATCCGGGACGCCATTCTTCAAAGATTCCGCCAACTCTTTATTGAGATTGGCTACGGTCTTGATCCGCAACATGGCGTTCAACGTGTCAGGATCGATGATACCCCCAAGGGCATCATTGACAGCCACGATACTCTGAACGCCGTCCTTCGTGTCCTTATATTTTTCGATATAAGCCTGAAACAGCTTGATGGCTTCAAGGGGGGATGTGTTCCCGTTCCCGTTGATAAGCCCCATGTTGATGCCAAATTGCGGGTCCATACCGGCATTAAACTTAGCCCGCGATTCCGCAAACTTTTGCAGCGTCCCCCGCGCAGCTTCGGCATTTCCGCCCATGCGGTCCATAGCCTGCGCGAATGCCTCAATCGCTGGGACACTCTCACCAATCCGAACGGCCTGCTGTGCGATGTGCATCAAAGAATTGGTCGTGTCTTTGGCAAATGCGGCAATTCCCGCACTTCCAACCAACACGCCAATTAACGCCAAGGCTTCATTGCGGATGGCGCTAAAAAATTCACCCGCCTTAGCCCCGCTGGCCTGCATTTCTTTTGCAGTAACTACAGCCTCGTCGCGAGTTTTCTTTAGGGCAACGCTTGTATCTTGCTGCCCTTTCTTGAAACCTGAAGCGTCAATTTCGAGCGTGACTACAAGAGCATCAACAACAGTCGCCATGATCAATCCTCCCGCTTCATGGCAACGCGCTCATTATGCCGATCAACGGCCAGGATCTCCAAGAACGTATACAGATCCTCCATCCCGTAGATGGTCTGCAATTCGTTCAGGCTGGCGAGGCGAGATCCGACGACGATGGCGATGTTTCGATCGATGTTGGCATAGTCGGCGTAAGTGCGGCCATCATCGTCGTCGCCAAGGTCCGGTAATTCGAGAGCCTTTCGGCCAGCGAAAAACCCAAGCCGAGAGAAACCACCTCCTCATAAAGCTGCATGATGGTGGAGGCTTCTTCGATCTGTGTCTTGATGACATTCCACCCCGTCAACGGCACCGATCCGCCCGGAGGCTGATAGGACACCACGCACGTTAGCAACTCATCGAGCAGCGGCTTGACCTCATGCCATGGCGCTTTGCCAAGGCCGGTCAGCACGGTCCCGATACCCATGGTTACAAACCCGGCGACGCCCTGATGCATGATGTTTGGCGGCACGTCGGCGCCAGATCGAGCCAGGATCTGCATGGCACGGATGAACCACTCGGTTTCCTGCATCACCGGCATTTCGCGCAACAGGAAAACGCCGCCGAGATCACGGCCATCGCGGGCGATGACGACGGTTGATTCACGCCGCGCCATTAGACGTTCCCCGATCCAATCGGCACAGGGAGCACGGATTGCCAAGTGATGCGGAATTTCTGCGGTTGCAGGATCTTCTTCGCGTCGGGGACCGGCTTGTAGCGCGACAGAAACCCGGTGATCAGCGCGAAGCTTTTTCCAACAGACGTGAGTGTCACCAGACCCTGCGCGGGGAAAACAGCCGTCGCCGCTTGCTGCGCATTATACCAAGCGTCGAACAACGCAATCGATGCGGAATCCGCCTGTAGCGAAATGTTCTGCGGTTTCGGTGCGAAGATCATGCCGCCTGACAGGATGCCGTCAACGCCCATCACGATGTCAGTGGCGTCAACATCGTCGAAGTCGAAAATGTCATCCGCTGCAAACCCCTGGATCTGCTGCGGGATTGGAAGGACGGATGGGATAGTGAGCATAAATACGGCATTAGCCGAGGTAATGTCGGTCATGATCACTGCACCAAGTAAGAGGAAAGATTGATCTGCTGGATCGAGCCGCCGTCGCAATAGAACAGTATGACAACAGGCGAAGTGCGCGCCGCACGAACATCAGCAGTCGCCGGCTGGATCGCGAGATACCAACCTTGCGTCACCAACGTCCCGGCCACATTCGCGCCGGCAATGTTGTTGATCGTGATGACCTGTTCAGCCGAGAGGTTGACGCCCGGTGTAGCGACGCCATTGTTCAGCGCCGCTGCAACAGGAGATGCTGGCGGGAGAGTGACGGACTGCCCATTCGCGCCGCCGGTCAACGTCGAACGGATCATCGCGTAGCCGGCCGGATTGTAGGGAATGCGCCCCACCGATGTTTGCAACGTCATCAGCGCAATCTGACACTGATTGTTCAACCAGATTTGGTTGAGGAAGCTGTCAAGCCACAGGTATGGGCCGCTGATCGATCCGGGAGAGAAGAACTGCCAGGCCGCGCCGGCCGTCGCAACCGATCCGTAATAGTTGTAGCCATTGGCCACGAGATTGGCGGCCACGGTTTCGGAATAAACGCTTGGCACGATGCCGCTCTGGCTTTTGAACGCCGCCGTCGCGCGCCCATTGGTGGCGTTGTAATCGATCGATGCCGCGTATCCGCCGATGAATGCCGCCAGATGCGAGCCCACGCCTGCAACCTCGTAAATTGGCACCGTGCCACTGCTGTTGCTCTGTTGCAGGATATGACCAAGCGAGGTCGTGGCCGATGTGCTCTCCGTGGGCGTGATGTCATTGTCCCATGCGAGATAGCCAAATCGGTTGTTGGTCGAATTCGCCCACGCAGCGAATGCCTGCTTCTGGGTGTTGCCCGAACCGCCGTCAGGATCAAACAGCGTCTGGAACGTCGCCCAGTTTTGATTTTGCGCCACGATGCTGGCCATGAACGCCGCCGGGGTGGTTGCGGCCGATCCCTGGCTCAACACTGCGCCAGTCGCCTGCGTCAGCCCCAGCGCCGCAGAAATTGTGCCAGTGGCATATGTCAGCGTCGAAGATACGCCCGTGGTGGCGCTACTGATCGTGAATGCGCCCGCGATGCTATCATACCAAACAGCGGGCGCGGTCGTGGTCATCGCCTCGCTGCCGACGGTCTGCGAGGCAGATACCGTGTATGTGCCATCGCCACCAGACCCGGTCAGGAACGCGGTAATGGTGGTGCCAGGCGTGACGCTTGTGCCTGCAACGATCTGGCCCAGCGCAATGGTGCCAGTCACAGACCCCGAAACCGTGAGGGTCGTTGCGGCAATCGCGCCCGTGAAGCTCGCACCGGATGCGCCCGTGATGCTCAACCCGGTCTGGATCAGATAGGCAGCGGCAGAGAAGCTTGATGCTCCCGTCAGAACGATGCTGCTGCTCGTATGGAGCGTGCCGTCAATCGTCACGATGACAGTCCCGGAGAGCGCCTGAACTGCCGCCAACGACGTGACCACACCACCGCGCAGATACGCGCCGACATTGGTCAGTGGGTATTGTGCGACCAGGACAGATCCGGGCAGCGATGTCGCGTTGGTGTAACCATTGAAATAGACGCCGGTCGAGATCGCCTCGTTTGACGTGGCACCGAAATAGGTCTCCACGGTCGCGGCGGATGGGAATGCCAACACCGACCCAATTGGGCATCGCGTGTTGGTGGTTAGCATCAGTTCAATGAGCGTGATGCCGGTCTGCCCAGCACTGATGACGCCCGGAATGACGTTGACGTAGTATGATGCGGGAATAGTGCTGATCGTGGCGGACATTCTGGTTTCCTATGCCGACAGGGCTTGGACTTGATCGACAGTCGCGGTGAGTTGATCAGCAAATTGCTGCGGCACCCCGATGACGGGCTTGATTTGGAGATCGAGATCGATTGACCACCGATCCTCGAATTGATCCTCGCCATTATCGAAGGCGAGTTGGCGTGGTTCGTTGGTGTAAAGGGGTGCGATCGGGTATCCCGATTGCTCGAATGCTTCGACGCCATACCCATCGCGGAAAAGTGTAGTGATGATCTGCGCATTGTCGCCGCTGGATGGCCCGTGGACATCAAGTTGCACAGTCATGCGGGTTGATTGCTCGATCTGCCGCGTTCCTGCCGCGAGGTTCGCGGATGCAACAGTCTGCGATGGCGTCACGGTGTAGGGGGACATGCCGGTGACGATCGTGTTCGGCGCGACCGACACACCAAAAACCTGCGCACCCAACTGGATCGCGCCAAAGGTCAGATCTGAAACCGTCAGTGCATTCCCGGTAATAGACCCGACAAACGTGCAGTCATCTGGCGTATCCACGTTCATGGAAAGCCGTGTCCGCATCAGCGGCCACATCTCGATGAAGTCTGGACATACCGGCTCTGGAACGCGGTTATCCTGCCCGCGAATAATGGCGATTCCGGGGATCATGCCAGACAGCACCGTCGTTAGCGCTGTGAATATCTGTGATTCCGTCAGGGAGATTGCGGTTGGCATGCTTCCTGACCCTCGTGATTAGAGCGTGCGGCCTTTCCATCCTGCGACGGGCGCGGAACCGCAATTCGGCGCGGTGGCCATATCCTTCGCCGTGCGCTTGGCCTCGGAATAGGCGATGGCTTCGGCTTGTTTGGGCTGCTTCCCGGCGTTTCGCTCGGTAGCGATGTTTTCTGAGATCGTTTTTTCAGAAGATCCTGATTTCAACGGCATGAATCAAATCCCTTTCATCAGAATTTGCGCGATCTTGTCCATATCCTCGGATCGCACCCACAGCGAGCCATCATGCTCGGTAAAGCGCGGGATGCCGTTCAATGTCTCGGCCACAGCTTCAAGTGCGGAATTGACGGACGCAGCGATCAGTTTGCCGTCAATGCAGATTTGCAGAATATGGTTATTTGCCATTGTCTACCTGCAACGTCACGATCACCTTGCACCAATCTGGCCATCTCTCGACAACCTTCGTGACCAGCCAGGTCTTGCCGTAGAATTGCATCAGATCACCGCCTCGACCTTCGGAACGGACGACGCCGGCCGCCGATCCATTGAGATAAACGGCGCGGCTTTCGCCCTGGATGTTCAACCCATCAACGCGCCGCAAATCGTCAGACGTAAGTTCCTGCACCTGCGCGAAGATCTGCAAAGGCGGCGCGTAGGTCGGGGTGCGCTTGGAATCCGGCATCCTGGTATAGCCGGTGCTGCACAGGATGGTGATGGCGATTTGCGGGTTTATTGAGCCTATGGCCGAGGAAACCAGATTATGAAGATTCACGGTTCGCTCTTGGTGACTGTAGAGCCAGTCACAACATACCGTGCCAATACGTCTATCAGATCGATTATGCCAGTCAGGCCATCTGGGTTCGATAGATCGCCGTTAGCCAAACACGCAGGCATCACCAATTCCAGGCACCGCATACGAATTTCATCGGGTTCCATGATCTTCTCCCTATGCCAGATAACTCACAGACAGAACCTCGCCATTCGACGCGCCACCCGCGATGGTCGTAACCGCCATCGTCAGTTCCAGCGCCATCCGCTGCCCGCCAACAAGGCCGGTGCCGGTGACGGAGAATGTCAGGGCCGCCGCCGTGGTGATGGGGATCTGCTGCGCAGCGGATACGGTGAGCGACGTTTCAACACCCGCAGGCGAAACCGAATAGGCCGCAACAGTCATCGTGGTTGTCGAGGCAGTCACATCGGTTGCAGTCGGCACCACGCACTGAACCACAACAGGGATGGTGGCACCCGCCACATAGCTCGCAGAAATGTTGAAATTCCAAAGCATTTTGGTCGTGACCGTCTGCGCGCCGGATGTGGCAACGCCGGTCAGATATTGGCTGGTGCCGGCCGTGCGAGCGATGCCAGGAGTGGTGCCGGATGCGGTGGCGGTGGCGAGCGGCAGTCCGGCATCGGTCAGAACGTCAGTCATCGCCAGATATTTCAGAGCATTTGACGCAATCGACGACGCCATCAGCGCCAGAACACCGCCAGGCAAAGACGATGTTTCCAGCATGACCGACTGGCCCGCCGTCAGATTGGTGGCGTTCAATGCAAAGATGGTCATGTGGTTTCTCCGGTTTTCACTTCATAATCGACGCGGCTCAGCATGTAGCCAGTATCGATTAGCGGTTTCGATGATTTTTTCTTGGCGATAGTAGACGCTGCATTTGGTGGGCTGGTCAGATCAACAATGGACTGCCGAAGCTGTCCGCTAATACCTTCACCAACGACACTCAATGTTTTGACAACATCGTATTTGTTCAGCTTTAGCTGCTTAGCGATGCCCGCAGGCCAAGACTTCGACTTCGCCGCAATCATCGTGCGAAAGAATGGCCGAGGCGGGATCGTGATCACATGCGCGCCGACATAATGCAGCGACGCGAAATTTGACTTCGACTTTTTGACGAACCTGCCATTACGGAGAAGTTTCGTTCCCGTCGCATTGGTCATTCGATAGATCGTGCGCTCGCCCGGCATGACTTCAACCCGCGCGCCGTATTCGTTGATCGCGGCGACCATGGCGACTGATGTGCCGTCAGGATATTTCGCGTTCTCCAAAAATCCGACCTGCAACGTCGCCTTGACGGCAAGATTGGTTTCCATCTTGGCGAGATGCTCTTTGAGCCTTTCACCGCCAGACCATGTTGGCATTTACCAAGCCCTAAATCTCTGGCGCTGTCCGGGGAAGTATCGCCCCCCAGAACGATACGCCAAGGTTGCCTGCCAGAACGCCGCGCCGTATTGCGTTTGCATGAACCACGCCGCGTTCGGGGACGACGGCATATCCACCGCAACTGACACCGAACCCTCGGATGCATTCGAGATCCGGCCTACGAGCGATTGCGCAGGCTGGCCATCAATCGTCTGCGTCAACTTGGCTATGTGCGCCGTCAGCATATTCAGCATCAACATCCGATCGCCCGCATAGCAGAAATCGCGGACTTTCGATGATGCTGTGTTGTTCAGATAAAACTGCGCCTGGGCAAAGCAAAACCCCGCCGATTGCGCCGTGACAGACGCCAATTCAGGGTATGAAGTCTGCCACAGCGCATAGTCGAAAATGACCGCCCCGTATTGTGAGGCGGTCATAATCAAGCGGCCTTGCTGGCTACGGTCAGTTCAGAAATGCCAAGACCTTCGGCAACCTTCTGCGCCTTGCGGGGGGATCGCGGATCGGAAACCTGATCCATCGGTTCCATGCCGCTGCGGATGGTTTCGCGGGCACGCGCCTCGGCCTGCACTTCGCCGGCCTTGGCGTTGGCGAAGATCATGCCGTTGAGCACCATGGCCGAGTTCTGGTTGAACGAAAGCCAATTCGCCCAGACATCGGCATCAACGCCATAAGTCAGTGCGAATGCTGAATGGATCGGCACGGCGGCGCCGGTCGCATCGCGTCGATCGTGACCGTATGGCGCAGCAACGCCATTGATCACTGCACGCCGCCCGGTTTTCTGCGCGACATGGACGGCGCGCGTGCCACCGCCCATGACCATTTCCTGAGTTTCGACCATCTTCTGTTCATCGATGATGATGCCGTTCGGGAGCTTGCACGCGATCGTGACAGTTCCAACCATGGTCTAGCACCCCACCATGTTGGAGATGGCGAACGGCTGACGAATCACGGCTCCGAAAGTGCCCTGCGTCGATTTCTGCTTGAAGCTCGACATGTCCATCACAATGCGGTGGTTGCGCAGTTTTTCGGTGAAGGCGCAGTATCCGGTGTCCTGGCCGCCGACATTCTCGGCCACCAGATACACCATGTTGCCCGCCGCGAAACCCTGCGGATTGGTGGCAGACAGGGCGCCGAACTGAACAGCGGTCTCGAAACGCATCTTCGGATAGCTGGTTTCCAGCATCTTGCGGACGGTGACGCCGTAGGTGTTCGTGAAAGTCAGCGCCACCTGCAACTGAGGCGACATCGACAGCACCAGCGGGTTTTCCATTTCGATCTCGACGTTGCCACCGGCATTGACGACGAGATTGTTGTAGATGGTGATGATGTCGTTGTAGACCTCATTCGCCGTCGCATTGGGCGCACCGCCAGCCGTAAACCACGTTACGCCGCCAGCCGCCTTGCCGCTGGGCGTCAAAGACGCAGGCAGGCGCGGGTCGTTGGTCAGGCCGTAGTTCATCAGGCCGGAGACGCCGAAGAAATACGTGAGGTTCTGATATTTGTTCAGGATCAGAATGGCCGCACGGTCCAGAGCAGCCGCCCACGCGATACGAGCCAGCCCCGCGCGCTCCATCTCGCGTTCGCCATATTGCTTGATGATCTGGTAGTGATACGACTGCCGGTTCGGGAAGTCGGTATTCACGCCCGCGCTGCCGTTGGTGGCGTAGTCACCGTAGCTGGAAACCTCGCCCGTGAATTCCACCATCGGGAACAGCGCTGTGTCGGTCAGCCAATCGCCCTTCTTGACCTCGCCCAAGATCTTCGCGGCCTTGTTCGGAGAGAACAGAACTTCGATGATGTTGGGGTCAACGATGGTGGTCAGAAACGCGGGGATGCCAGAGTTCGGCGTGGTGGAGAGGGTTGGCTGCGCATCCTCGGCAAGCGGCGAACCGCCCGCGTCGAGACGCATCCAATCGACAGCACCGGGAAAAATCGCGCCGCGCTCAGCAAGCTCGGCCAATTCAGGATTCGTGAACATGGGATTAATCCTCAATATGCCGGGAGGTTGCTGATTTTGACCAGTTCGCCGGGAGCGGCGCTGGATCGGGCGATGAAGCCGGTTTCGACATTGACGGCGGTCACGCTGATGGTGCCGGAGCTGGACGACTGGGTAGGCGTCACAGCGTAGGTGCCTGCGCCGCCAGTGCCGGTGATCAGAGCCGTGATCGTGGTGCCGCTGGTGACGGTAGCGCCAGCCGAGCCGGTGACGACGTTGCCGACAGCGAAGCCAGCCGTCACAACGGTGCCGATGGTCAGAATGCCATACGTGCCGCTGATGGTGGTAGCCGCGACGGTCTGCTCAGGGATCGAGACGTAATAGACGCCATCGCCGCCAGCCGTGCCGCTAGCCTGCGACTGCACGATGGTGCCACTGGCGACGTTGGTGCCGCTGATGGTGGTGCCCGGATAGATCGTGCCGGTCACGGCGCCAGTCACGGTCAGCAAGTTGCCGGTGATCGATCCGGTAAAGCTCGACGTGGCCGCAGCAATGCTCGACGCAGATCCGGAAGCGCCGCCGGTTGGGCTCGCCGTGGCCGCGAAGGTCACGAGGCCGTTGGCGAAGTTGGCGTATGCTTTCTGGCCAATGATCGCCTGGCCGGAGCCGCTGTTGACCGCCCAAAAGCTGCCCGCGCTGAACAGGTCACCGCACTGAAAGCCCGGCGCAAGCTGCATCGAGGCTTCTTGCAGATATTGGGTAAAAATGCCCTGCTGGTTGCGCTTCAGGAAGCCAGCGACAGCGCCGGAGCCGAAGCTGTTGAGCACGGCGGGGGCGTTGTCGCCATCAAGCGGCGACGTGGCCCACGCGAACCGGCCAACAAACAGGCTGCTGCCGGAAACAAACCCGCCGGGGCCAGCGAGCGCGGAATAGCGCGGATTGGCATCGCAGAAGTCGCCCGCGACGCCGGGAGCCGGCTGAGTGCCGACAAAGTTTTGAAAGGGCATCGTTGCGGTCCTTTAACCAATGCGCCGAACGGCGGCGGCCGATGGGAATTTCTTGGCGAAAGCCGAGACAGTCGCGGCATCTGCCGCGAGGCGCGGGGCTTCGGTGCGGGTGCCCGACGCCTTGACGGTCTGGATTGCCAGAACCTTGAACGCGGCGGGAGGAACGCCGAGCACATCAACGCCCGCGTGTTTGAACAGCACACGGAAAACGCCATCGGCACTGTCCTGCGCGAGAACCGAGCCGAGAACCGGCTTGACGATTTCCAGCGCCTCTTGATAGTGCTGCGCCTCTGCCCGCATCTCGCGCCGGATCTGATCCGCGTTGGCGGCCAAGGCGCTGTCCATCGCTTCCTTCGTGATCGGCTTCGGCTCACTGTCGCGGGCCTTCTTATCGCGCGCGGCCTTGTCCTTGGCCTCTTCGCGCTTCTTCTTTTCTTCCTCGGTTTCGCCTTCCGCGTCCTTTGCCGACTTGTCCTTTGCGGACTTCAGTTCCTCGGCGTGACGCTTGCGCATCTCTTCCTCGGTTTCACCATCGGCATCGCGCGCGGCCTTGTCCTTGGCTTCGGTGCGACGCTTCATGCGTTCGGCCTTCTCTTTTTCGGTCTCGGCCTCTTCATCCATGCCGTCAGGCTCATCGTCCATGGAATCGGGCTCGTTATCGGCCTCGCCGTCGAGGCAGTTCAGAAGCGCCTGAACCTCTTCAACGCTGGCGTCCTTCGCAAGACGGCCCTTGGTGGCGGCAACCAGACGCTTGGCGACAACGGCCTTTGCCGTGGGCCAATTGGCCGCCGTGGTGCCGAGCAGCACAGCCTTCAGATCCGGCATTGCCTGATCAGACGCCAGTCGCGGACGCACGAAGCTGGCAAGCACACCGCGAGCCAGAGTAGCTTTGTGAGAAATGGTCATTTTGTTTCCCTGACCCGTTGAAAAATCCCGCAACTCAGCGGGCAGTGAATCCTCGACTAGAACGTCTGGTCCCGCTCTCCCCTCGGGGATGATCGCGACATGGTTGAACTTGATATTCCGCATCACGCCCGAATAGTGCATCCCCTCATAAACGCCGGAAGTCATGTCGGCATCGTATGAATAGCTGCAACTCAACTGACGTTTTTTGTTTGATTCAACACCGTCAATGGCATCTGATACCCAGATCACCATCGAGTTCTTCAGATACGGCGCATCGAATACCGCATCTGTTCCAGTTGATCCGACAATCTTGTCTTGATGCGGTTCATCCGGCGTTTGTGCGATATGCACGCCCATAACCGGAAGATTGTTCGCCGTTGGAACAGCTTTCGCCAATTCCTTCGGGTCACGAAGCAGCGAATACTTTTGATCGGGAGAAAGTCCCAACGCCTCGGAATTCGGAATCTCGCGGCCGAAATACTCGTTGACTGTGGCTTTACTGATCGGCGTCAGCTTTACATGCATCCGGCCGAATTTGTCGAATTCGCGGATCGAATCGCGATCAAATGCCAGAATTTCAGTGGCTGACATGACGAATTCCTATGTCCACATATCCGTCATCGGACATTGTTAATATATCAATCAAAGCCTTCAACTATAGAACGAGCCACGCATCGGCAGTTTTTTGCCTGGACAAACGCACTTCCGACGCTGTAATATCCTGGTTCAGTTTCCATGGTGAAAACATGTCCAGAAAAATCCCTGACGCTCTTGTCCTCGACGCCGCGAAATTCGTAGAGGCCGGCGCCAAACTTAAAGACGCTGCTGCCCGCATCGGATGCAATCCGGACGAACTCAGCAAAAAGCTCCGGGCCATTGGCGTTAAGACTGAAGGCCGGGTCGATTGGAACGCAAAGGCCGAAGAAATCATTTCCCTCTACAACGGGGGGATGGGCACGACTGCCATTGCTGAAATCCTCGGGTTGCCGCGCCATGCAGCCAGCAATGTCCGAGATGTCTTGATACGGAACAATGCTATGAGAAGTCGAAGCGATGCATGCTTCACCCGCGCCGCCAACCAAACTCCGGCTGAACGCCGCGCCCTCGTCCATGCCGCTAGAGCAACCCGTCGCGCCAACATGATTGCGCACGCGGCTACCGGAGACATCAAGCATGGCATCGGATTTGGTGAATCCGAAGTTGGTGACATTCTCATTTCTGGCGGCATTGATATCATCAGGCAGAAGGTCGTTGACGATAACTACCTCATCGACATCGCCGCCGGGCACATCGCCATAGAAGTTAAAACGTCTTCCACTCAAGCGCACATATCCGTGAACAATAGACAAAGATTCGAAAAGCTCTCCGAATGTGGTTACGGGCTTGTTTTTGTCGTCGTCAACGACATCGCCTCTTTGATGAACCATGCAAACGACTTGGTCTCCGCAATCAACCGTTCCCAAAGGAACCCACCCACGCGAGGTCAATATTGGGTGATTAAATGTTCCATTGAGCAGATCGGAGCCTACACGGATGTTGACCATTTTTCCATCGAACGGCGTTTTCCAAAGCTTCCTAACGCCGTTTGATGTGTCAACGATAGTGTCGCCTGGAAAGCAGTGGACAAGCTGTCCTGGCCAGATGAACTTTCCCTCATCTGGGTCATACCAACCCTTTTCAACATCGTAGACAGTCTTTTCTCTGCCTGCTTTTAGATGCGATGGTCTTGGATGGTGGCCGCCGCCCGAATGCACCCAAATCGCGGTTCGAATTCCGAGTTCCGTCTGGCGGACCTTCGTGATCGTCGCCGTCGCCAGAGCATTTTGACTACGTGCAATCAACTCTGCACGTCGCCGCGTCACCCCGTATTGCGCCTCAATCTCATCCGTCATTGTCGCCAGATCGCCACCAAGCTGTATCGATCGCATTGCGATACCCTGCACCTGCGTCAAATACTGCGCCGGGATCGACTTGATCAGTTCGATATTCGCACCAATCGAAGCCTGCAACGCATCATTCACACCAGGCGTCATCTTGAACTTGACCGTCCATCCGGCCTTTTTCATCGCGGCCTGCATCGCGCCATCCGTGCGGGCCTGCACCGACTTTGCAAAGTGGCGTCCTAGCTCCTCGGCCATCGTGTCAAAGTTGGCCTGCCACTGCGCACCAAGACCATGGAACTCATCACGCATACCGCCAGCGGGGCTAACGTCCTGCGCCAGAACCGGGGTGTTACGCCGCCATTGTGCCGTGACCCAATAGATCACGCTGCGGTGCATTTTTTCGATCTGGGCGTCGAGCTTCTTGCGATACGAGGCGGTCAGGCCGGCGTTGGGGTGAATTGGCGCGAGGATTTTGCGTTTGCCATCATTCGACACCAAACGTTGTTTTGGTGCCATTACGCTAGACCTCACGCATTTTTGCGGATATGAAAGCGATAACGAAAACCAAAACCGGAGGTTGTTATGCGTAGAATTCTGTTTGCCGCCGCTCTGATCATATCAACGCCAGCCCACGCCTCGACATGGTTTGCCGTCAATCTAGACGGCAACAAATGCCTAACAATGGATGGCTTCGTGCAGGAATCCCTCACCCTCGGGATACAGCCTGTCGGATCACCCGAAATGTTCGTCGCACTTCTTAGAATGGGAGGCGTCAACCCAAGCGTCTCGGTGACTGAACTTGGCAACAGAGGCAAGGCAGCGATCATCACATGGACTTCACCGCAAGGCGACACTCTCGGCCGAAAGTTCTTTACGAACATCTCGACATGCCAAACATACGTCGCCTATGAGATCAAAATCGGATCGGCTATGGCGCCCGACGCATTGCGTTAAACCGCCACGTTAACCCTAAAACGTGTCGCGCTCAGTGATTGGGTTATAATAATCCCCTTCGCCTTGATGGATAGCTTCAAGAAAATCTTCCACGTCACCACGCTCTAGCATGGCAACGTTGTCATCTTCTTTGGTGGTTCGTTCTATGAATACAGGATGATTCCCAGACTTGACCGCCGCTGCCAAGCTGTGGTGACCATCAAGAATAGCGCGCATTTTTCTACCATCAGCCTCAAATTCAGGGCTAACAGCAACCTCAAAGTCTGCATTTGCAATCTTTTTATCAACAATGTCATCGTCAATGTAATGCTGACTTGTGGTCAATTCGGCGCCCCCGAGGGTTCCGGAATTTCGGCTAAATCCCGATCCGTCCCCAAATTGACCATTTTCATCACGCGGATGATCCGCCTCATTAAACGGGTCCGCATCCGTCGCATTCGCGCCAGTCTCCGAACCCTCTTCCCCCTGCGTATCGATCCTCTCGGATGGGTCAGTCAAATCCGGCTCACCGCCGCCATCAGGCAGCCCAGGCGCCTCACCCTCCAATCCCGCGTATGGATTGCCATCCTCGCCAGCAAGCCGCGTGCGCTCATCCTCGGGAGCGAGCACGCCGCTTTCGATATAGACCGCCGCCGTGTCCGCGCGCGTTTTGTAGACCGCAGCGTTGCCGGCTTCGTCCAACTGCCAAAGCGGCACGAACTCGTGCGTGATGTCGTGGTCGATGAAACCCCATCGATTGAGTTGGATCACATCCAATGCAAATTTCAGCGGGTCATCGATCACACGCTCTTGCCGGGCGTGCATAGAATCGTAGAAGCATCTGATCTCGCCATCGGACGACGCATTAAGCCCAGACGGTGTAATGCCAAACGCCTTGACCAATGGAACCGATGTAACCGAGGACTGATGCTCTTGGCTCTGCGCCTGTAAATGATCCAACGTGCCAAGCGGTGCCGAGATATTCCCGAAATGCTCGGTCTCTTTGTCTGTCATGAAGACGCCAAGATTGTCCCGCATACCAGCGAGAACCGAGGCGCGATTGTCCATATCGTCAGAGCCACCTTGCAAGAAGGCTTGCATGTTGGTTTCGAGATTGAACACCGTGAAGGCGTTGATCAAATCTCCAACAGACTGGCGCGTGCGGAGCCAGTTATCTACGGTCGGCTTCAACATCTGCGACAGCGAGATGCCGCCGAAATTATAAGCTGGCTTCAAGATATCCGGCACCGGGCGAGACACAATCGTCATCAACCGAGTGGCATTGATCCGGGTTCCCATGTGGAACCATTCTTCGGGCTTGTAGAAATTCTTATCGCGCGGGTTGGTCGTGTTGTAGCGGTTCGGCGCAATCCATGATGGATCGATCACGCGAAAGCCGGTCAAGCTGCCCTTGCGGATCTTCGCCTTGTCGAGCAGCAACGGCGACAGCAACTCGTTTGGATCTTCAACGCCGAAATCGGGGTAGATCTGCGAAATACCCATGTAGCCATCAAGCTCAAGGGCATTCCGAAACGCACTACGCACGCGGAACTCTTTAAGGTCAGCCTTGATCTGCGTGATTTTAGCGGTCTTGTCGGCTTTGCCAATCGCCTTCAGCGTGATCCACTTGCGCGTCATTTCTTCCGCGATGACTTCGGACGGACGGCGATATTCGGATCGTTGCGTCAACTCAGCCAGATACGGGTATCCCATGAAGGATACGCCCTCAGACCACGCGCCCATCATACGGCCGGCATAGCTGAAATTCTGCGCGATCTGCTCGGACTGCGCTTCATCCATCGCCAGCCGATCGCCAGATGGCAACACGCCAGGCGCATATGTTGGCATTTGAAACGACGTGCCGGTTGGCGCTGCCTTCTTGCCGTGCTTCATCAGCGCGGCGTGCGATATTCTCAACTTGGGCGGCTCTACGCGCTCAATCTGTGGCGGGCCTTTCCACCAACGCGAGATCGGGTTCATCGGCGGCCGGATGCGTATTTGGCGACGGCCTCGGGGGAGATGCGAATGGGCGAGCGGGTGGCAACGGCGAACCGGATCATCACTGCATCCGCCAAGTTTGGCGACTTCATCCCGTCAGGTGACTTGTCCACAATGATCTTCCCCACCCCATTTATGCTGAATGTCGGCTGAGAAAGCTCACCACAAAGCTTCTGTAGGTGCGGCAGTTTTCCAGAAATGGAAATGATATCGTCAGGATTGATCTGCGCGCCCTCTACAACTGCCCGGTGTGTGTTTTGGAACCGCGTGCGCAGTGACCACCACGATTGGGCCTTGCAGTTGACGAACATATCCTGATTTTTTCGGCCTTTGACATCTTCGCCTTCTGGATTGAACACACCAGCAGATCCGCGAAATGCTTCAACAGTTAACTTCGCGGTGCGGGTTTCATTAATCACCCGTGCATCGCCTCGCACGCCAGCGCCGAGCCCATCCGCATCATATTTGAACCCGGCACACCCATGTTGATCGCAGAGTGAAAACGCACGTTGCACCGTTCCAAATATGTCATCGCCTTTGCCGGTCCATTCTTCTAGACCGTCAACAACAACGCCATGGGCAGCGCAAAATGCGTTGGCGTCTTTTCCTTCATCTGCAACGTCCAGTGATGCGGTCTTTTTGCCGGAAGGCTTTAGGCCCAGCTTCAAATGAGCATCAATCGCGGACTGCACCCATGGAGACGGGATTAGAACGCCTTCGACGCTGGCGCTGTAGTCAATGTCGATTTCAGCAGCCACAACCATCGGATCAAGTTCGGACACCTGCTTAGCATACCACGCATCGTCTTTACGTGGGTCATCGCGCCAGTGGAACGTGAAAACGTCAATCTTGCCGCTGTGGCGCTTTACTGAAAACGGGTTGTTCAGGCCATTCGGGGTCGAGATGTCTTGGCGGCAATTCGTGGTCTGCGATAACGACGCCTCAACCATTTGAGGGCGCTCAAGGAATGCGGCCTCATCTACAAAATATATTGACGAACGATCGCCTCGGCCAATGTTGTCGCCAGCCTCGCCGCTGATATTTGATCCGGTTTCAGGAAACGAAATCCGCATGTGCGGGGCGTTTACGCTGATATCCCATCCGCCACGGAATTCAATAGGCAAATTCTGCATGAACATCCGAGCCTTGTGGAACAAGGACTTCGGCGCTCCAATGCGATCGACATATTCCTCTTTCCGCGATCCGAACCCAACAGCCATGCCATCATTGAACAAGCACATCGTGCATGCCAGAGACACGGACAGCCACGACATCCCCATATCGCGGGTTTTCTCGGTCAGGCCAGGCCGGCGATTGCGCCAGTGTTCAACAACCCAATCAATCCACTCTGCCTGCTTTGGGAAAAGAATGAATGGCACAACGGCAGGCAATCCGCGCTCAACATTGCGCGGGTCGAGTGTGCAACCCCAATTGTCAATGAAATGTGATGGGTTATCTCTGTAAAACGATTTCAGCGCCGGCAGCATATCAGGGTTTTCGCGGATGCGCGCAAGTCGCGTCAGACGATCTCGAAACACCCCAACATAATCGGGAGATTTGAAATTGAAATCTTCATTCACCTGACATCATTCGCTGATATATGCGCGCCGCTTCGATTGGATCTTCGGTCGTGATCGTCAAAGATTGCACGGGTCCACCATTCGCGCCCGTCATCTCAACCGCCGTCTTATCCCCATATCGCTTCGAAGCGATCTTGCTCATCAGCCAACGCCGCGCATCAAACCGCAACCGCGACCGTTGAAAGTTCTCTTTATTGAAAACCAGAACGGTTTCGCCGGCTTGGTTCTGGCGTTCCATCCAGTCGTTCGTGCCATCATCCGCGATTTCCAGCAACTCATCCGCCATCGCGTCCATACCCAGGTCACGCGCGACGGCGTATCGAGCCGCAAACCCCTGATGGTCCGCTTGCACCCAACGCCGCACGGTGCGCTCATCCGGCATACGTTCGGACGCGCAGATCGACCGCAGGCTTTGGCCCATGGACAGCAGATCGCAGATCTCGGCGTCGAGATCGGGCGTGTAAGCTGCGTCGGATCGCATGGGGGCGGCCTGTTGGTTAAGGGGTAAGCAGTGCGCGGCCTTAGCGGTGGTATTTACCGGGGACGCTTTACCCATGCCACACAGGAGGATGATCGGCCCGTTGTGGGGATGGAGGTCGCGCGTTTAAAGGTGCTGCTTGGCACGCTCGGGAGATGGCCCGCACCGAAGGCGGAATTTTGGACGCAAAAATGGCGGTGAAAGCACATAGCCACACGCTTTCGGCGTTGGTCAACAGTTTTTTTAAAAAAACATCCGGCGGCCTCGTTTATGAGATCGCCGGATGTTTTCAGTGCCGTGCCATGCCGTGCCTCGCCGGGCCATACCTCACCTCGCCCGGCCATAACTCACCACGCCAAGCCGAGCCACACCGTGCCGCGCCTCGCCTAGCCTGCCGCGCCATACGTTGCCCCGCCAAGCCGCACCCCGCCCGGCCCCGCCTATCCATGCCTGCCATGACCTGCCGTGCCACTCCATAACTCGCCATGCCATGGCACGACCGGCCTTGCCTGCCTCGCGTTGCCATGCCTAGCCTCACCCTGCCTGCCGTTCCGTGCCGAGCCTCACACTGCCACGCCATACCATGCCCGGCCGCGCCAAGCCTGCCTCGCCATAACTCGCCATGCCCATCCGCACCCTGCCGAGCCTTGCCTCACCTGCCGAGCCAATCAGATCAACGCTTTACCCGGTCCAAGCTGCGCCACGCCACGCGCTTTCTTGAACTCCTCAACGACCGAAGCGACCTCCATAAACCGCGCATACTTCGCCTCAAACGCGCGGATATCAGCATCCGCCTGCCGAAGAATTTGCGCGCGAAAATCATCATCGGACATTGCGTTAGATAACGTCGTGTAGTTGCTTTCGCCACGCTCGCCAACCACAACTGACACAAAGGCCCTAACGGGTGCTTTCTGTTCGTCATCTTGCTGTTCGTCATCTTGATTGATGATAACGACATTCCGAATTATGTATTTCGCCTGATCCTCGCGGTATCGCGCGGCGGCCTTTATGTCGTTCCACTCAAAAATAGGGTGAAGGACCGACGCATCATCCTTCGCCACAGCAACAACATCCGCCGGCTTGAAAAACCTCCCTTTCTCAATCTGGATTTTGTTCAGTTCTTCCCCAACGATCTGGGCAGAAACCGGGGCGAATGCCCCCGGCTTCCATTGATAGACCATCATACGTTGTCACCCTCGCGGGCAACGTGAAACAGGCCAAACATACCATCCTTCTGCGGGCGCCATTCACCAACACCGATGCCGAACCCCGCGACGTTGAACAGATGCACAATCTGCTCATCGCTCAAAACGCCCGCATTGTAGCGAATCTGAAGTTCAACGGACCATGGATCGAATTGCCCACGATAGCGGATATCCGCCGTCCCCATTCCGACCCTGACCATGTCTTCGCGCATGGTCGGCTCGCTGCCGTGGATTTTGATCAGATCGCCGTTGATGTGAAATGCGCCCCGCGCTTCAACTTTCGTCACACCGTCGATGTGCGAGCATGCGTCAACTGCGGCGGCCTTGAATGCAACGGCAGGAAATCCCCAACCACCGCCGGGGAATGGATATAGGCTATCGATGAAATCCTGATGCGGGTCTTTCGCGGACTTCGCGGACTTCGCTTTCTTCATCTGCTTATCGAGCATTTCCTTCTTGGCCTTTTCCGACCATGCATGGCAGATAAGCGGCGAATCCCCGATCAATCGCACGTTCATGGCGCGAAGATCGAAACGCGGCAGGGAAATTGTGGTAGTGGTTGCAGCAGCCTTGGCCATGGGTAAGCTCCATCGTTTAGGTTAGGCCGAGTTCGATGTATCAGCATCGCCTCGGCCGATTTTATATACTCTCTATTTTTATGAATACAAAGCGGAAAATCACCGCCTCGCCTTAATCCCCCATCCCAAAGCCAGCGCCTCCAACCCGATTTGCAGCGCCCGCAACCCACCAAGCTGCGTCGCCCATTGTCCATCACACACGCCGCGCACCGTGCCCCAGTGCTGCGCCCCCACATGCCGCTCTGCAGCGCGCTGGTCGGTCCAGCACTTCGTTTGTGCGGCCCATAAATCCTCCTCCGACTGCGCTTCACCGGGGTCATCATCAAGACCTGGCTCCGACGCATACATGGCGGTGGCAGTTACGCGGGGGGCCTCCCATGATCCCGACAGCGCAGCACGTAGACGCATACCCGCCTCGTGCTGATCGTCGGTTATCTGGCCGGCAAGGGAGTAATGGTCCAAAGGATCTGTCGCGACGGTTCGGCACGCGATGCGGGTTGTCCCGACCAGTTTGCTGTCATTACGCAATCTGGATGTTGCAGCAAGACCATCCGCGCCGATGTCCGGGAGTGCCGATTGCGCCGCCGCGCGTTTTCGCTCTGCCTCGCGGATCGAGGCGCTTATCGCGGCTGTTGTCGTGGGGGATGTGTGGCGGGGGTTGGGCAATTGGCGCGATCCTAGAGGGTGGTTTGCGTTGTCATCGTGGCGCCCTTGGCTTCTTCCTCCACGCTTTTGTAACCCCACCAAAAGGACCATTCACGGCTAGGCGAATGGTGTCCGGGTCGCTGCGGCCATGGGTCGGCCGCCCGCGCAGCCGCCTGCCCAGCCAACCAGTATGGCGATACGATCTCGACGGCGGCGGTCTGCGGGGTGGTTTGGGGCACGTCACTCATCGCACATCTCCATGCTCAATCAATTCATCCAAAATCAAAGCCCGCGACCTGACCGTGGCGAAAAGACGATCTCGCGTCGCATCATTGTATGGCTGTCCGACGACGGCGGATTTGATGGCGTCGCTGTCGAATATCGCGGTGAGGGCGTCGATCTGGGGTTGGCAGACCACACCGTTCATGTGCAGCCCGCCGCATTGATTGCATCGGGTCACACAGATCGGCCCGATCAGGGGTTGGCGATCGGTCATTTCTCTGCCCCCGGACACCAAACACGGCACCAATCAATCGCCCTCGCGTTGCATCTGGCGCCATTGAGGCAGCATTTCCCAATAGCTGTCTTGATCTGGATAAACGAAATCGCCTAGCGCGCTTTCGATGTATTCTGGCATCTCATCATCGATCTGGGGGATGGTCATTATTCAACATCCACCCACTGCCCGCACCACCAATTCCCCATCACTGGCGGAAACACCCCCACAACCTCACCCTCATCATCAATCACCACGGTTGGCGGATGCGCGCGGCATTCGCGGTCGTGGTGGAATGCGCAGGTGTCACAAGTTTTCATCATTTCCCAAACCACCACATGATTTTACGCCATAACGACGGCCCATCAACATACGTCACCTCGACCGGCGTCGAATACGGCCGATCGTCATCCCATCTCCGCGCCTGCGAATACTCCGGGTCGTGTTCGTCCGGAATGACGGTGACGCGCGGGAGAAAGCGGCCTTTGGTGTCGCGCTGTTGGGTCATACCATCCCCCTGATCTGCGCCCGTTGCGCCGTCCCATCCGAAAACCCGCGCATCCAATCGGCCGATTCCAAACCTAACGGCGTGAAATGGCAAAGCGCCATCGTCCAGCCGGATAGGTATTCATGGTAGCTGTGGGAATCTGCGGGCTGCAATGGGTATGGAATGCCGGACAAGGGTATGCCTCACAACATGTTGTGTGCGTAGTTATATGCCACACTGCGGGGGGGCGTCGCAACTAGGTATGCAACATTTGTTGGGGAACGGTGGAATTGTTGTTGACGTGGTTACGTTGCTGGCGTAGGTTGTCGTTATCGGAACACGAACGGAGAGACGGAAATGGACAAATTCAACGAGACCAATGCCGGCGCTGCCTTCATCGCCACCGCCAATAGCCGCGAGACATCGCCCGAGATCATGATGGCGATTGCGTTTTTTGCCCGCGATGAGGCCGAGGCGGTTGCTATCTGGGAGGGTGATGAGCTCGGCACCGCCTGCACACTCACCGACATCTGGGAGCACGCCACCAAAAACGGCTTGCTCGGCGATGGGTCTGATCTGTGTTGGGGGGCGGCTGGCAGCAAATGGTTTGAGGCCGCGAAATCTCCCCGCTACGTCGTGATGCACACCGACGAATACGGCGAGCAGCACCAGCTTACCGGCGCGTGGGAAGCCGGTAGCCCCGAGGCGGCGATTGCTCAGATGCTGTCCGAGATGGGCGCCGAGGATGATGGCATGTGGCAGGCGGTTGAGGTGACCGATGAGCGCGAGGTCATTGCCTGACACACACACACCCGAGGAGAGACGAAAATGGTCACCATCAACATCGCCGACGCTGCCTATCTCACGATCATCAATCGCGCTCTCGACCTATTCAATGAGACGCGTGAGGCCGATCTTGCTGCCGCCGATGCCGCCCTGCGCAGTGCCCAGGCGCGGAAGGAAATCACCCCGGATATCGTGGGTATCACCCCGCTGGCTCAATCGATCGCCGAATTTATGTCGCTGTCCGGCCCTTGGTCTGAGGATGATGGAGAATTCGCCGGTATCGCCGGCTACGCGGTGGCCGTCTGACATGGACGCCACCACCCTCCGCGCCTGGCGCACCCACCGCAACCTCTCACGTCGAGAGGCTGCGGCCATGCTCGGGGTGCGCGTGCGAACGCTGGAGGGGTTGGAGAATGATCCGCAGTCTGACAGCGTGCTTTGGGAGCCGATCGGGATCATTGTTGAGTTGCGGAATGAGATCGATCGGCTGACGGCGGCCAGTTCGACGGAACCTACGTCCGCCATTGGGTGAAGAAAACCGCGCCTCTTAGCGCGTGTTTGCCGACCGTCCCCTAATCCGTCCCCTAATGATCTCTCGGCTGGGGACGGAATGGGTCTCACTCCAACCCATTCCGCGTGCACTTCGCACATTTGAAAACCGTTTTCGACGCCGGAGTATGCCACGCCCGGCACGATGTCCGACTGCACTGACGCGGCCTCACCACAACCACTTCCGGCGCCGGCTTGCGCATACTGATGAGCCGCACAGCCTTTGGAGGCGCCGGCTCGCCATTACGCGCATGTCGCCCCCTTAACAGCGTCAACCGCCCACCCACGCCGCCCATGGGCCTACCCGTGAGCATGGCGATGCGCTCGCAGTCGTGTTTTTTCATGCGGCGGCCGTGAACGAATGGACGCAACAGATCGTCTTCGGCGGCTGTCCAGAATGCTAGGCCGTTGTGGGAGGGTTTTATGGCGGCGCTCATGGGCGATCCATCCAATGCGTAGGCTCACGCAACTCACAAACACAAAACCCCGCATCAGGATGCCACTCGCACATGCCTGCGAATTCTGGCAGGTCTGCGCGTGGTGGGGCGTAGACGATGATGGGGCGATCGTGGGGGGCGGTGGCTATTGGTTGCCATCCAGCGGCGTCGCGTTGGCGCTCGATCTCATCCTGCATGTGGTCAAGCTTCGTCTGTATCGCGGCCATTGCCTGGCGATACCGTTATTTCGATGGGTTTAACCATTGCGGCCTCCGGGTGGGTTCGATGCATCGCTTAACATGCCTCATTTACCTTTCGTGTGGCGTCGCTGGACGGCCTCTGGGGATTTTCTGGTGGGGTAGCCGCCCGCGCAACCCCGACTGGCGTCAAGCGCCACTGGCTGGTGTGGCCGCCGCGCACCCCGAACGGCCCCCATCTGAGTTCAACACAGCCCGGCCATGCGAACGACAAGCTTTTCAGCGCGGCGACCATCGCACACCAGACCGCTCCGTGGTATTCCCCCGGCCTCTGTATTCGTAACCCGCGTCTTTCATCGCCTCGGAAGGCTCGCGCATCGCCTCGATAGCAGCGCGGGCCAGTGCGCGGGTGTCCTCGACGCGGTTTCTCCCTTGGTGCCCTCCGGCGATCAATTCGCGCCACCTGTCCCAGTCCTCCGGGCGAGGTTGGCGCGAGACGTGCGCGTCGTGAATCGCCTTGGCGACTCGCTCGATCATCTCGTTGGTTTCGGTCATGCGCTGATCTCCACAATCTGCACGGACAGCACCTCAATGAGCGCTCCGCATTCGTCACACTCGGGGAACTGATCGGTGCCGTCGGCGTGCCATGATGCGTCGTCGTTCTCGCAGGCATCCACGAGAATAACGGTGCCGCAGCACGGGCAATCCACTTGCCAGTCCAGCGGCTTCAGCCGAGCCTTGTGAAAGGTGGGCAACGGCGGCTCGATCGTGTCGGGGGTATCGCTCATGGCGTTGTCACCTTCGTCACCTGAACCTCAAATTCGCGGCTGGTGCCGTCATCGTCACCCCATGGGCCGATCAGGAACCCGGTGATTATGACCGGGATGGGCTCGCAGAGCGTAGGCCCGGCGGGATTTACCATTGCACGCATCAACGCATGGCGGCCGCCCTGGATGTCTAGAATCGCGAAGTCGGATTTCAGTTTGGGCGGTTTACGTGTGGATTTGGTGGGCTTCGTGGTGTTCAGGTTCGATGTGGTGTCTGGCATGGTGTTTTTAGCTCCGTGGTGGTGTCGCCTGCGCCGTCATGGCATCAGGCCGGTAGGGTAGCGGCGGGGAGGGCTGTGTGGGCCTGTGTCGTGGTTGGGTGGCGTTAACGATCGTCATGTTGGTTTTACCTTCGCGTAATGCGGCTTCTGCGGTCAGTTGCGGCCTCATGCAACACCCCACGATTTCAGCACGTCGGGGATTTCCCGAGCCAGTGACGTGTCTTGAGAATGTCCCGCCCGATCCAACGGGACATTTGGGGGTATATGTTTACATATACACCCCGCTCCAATGTCCCTCTCCGGGGACATCGCAAAACCCCGAAATGTCCCGATGTCCCTGATGGATGTCCCCGGACATGTCCCCGGACCATTCCGGTATAAATTGAATAACCATTTAATCAATATATTTATTGACATTGAGCCGAACATTTTATAAAACCTTCCATGAACATTGGAGAGAACATATGAATATCGAGACGGACATACCAATTCCAGAGGGCCGATGCGCAGGCCGGAAGGCCATTTATCCGTTTGCAAAGATGCCAATTGGTGGAAGTTTCGCACTCCCTCCATCCGAGGCTGCCCGCATCGGTGCCGCAGCCAAAAAATGGAAGTCTCGACATCCGGGTTGGGATTACAAGACCCACAAAACCGCCGAAAGCGTCCGCATCTGGCGCACCGGGTAGCGCCATTCCAGACGGGACATCTGAACTATCAAATCGTGTCCCGTCTGATGTCCCGGCAAATTTGTTGTATGTTTTCATGATCTTGCCGTTTCCTCTCCTGATGTTCCGCCTGTTTTGAACTGCGAAATCCACACTCTCTTTGCCGACATCCCAACGAGACGAGCCTCAATCAGTGCATCCGCCGCCCGACGAAATGCCTTCTTTTTGGTGTCTGGTTCTGCCCCAGGACATGCACGCTCATAGAAGCGTTCACGCCACCAATCCTCAGGAACGGATGGGATGCCGGCGGGAGTTCCCGCAGCTCCGCTCTTGCCCGACCCAGCGACAAGATCCGCAAGGATCTCCAGCGCCCGCTGTTGTTGCTGTGGTAGGCGACGCCGCAGAGGAACAGCGCCCGCTGTATCCGCAGCCTCGGAATATCTCACTAAACACGTCGTAACCGCCTCGCCGTGCCTGTTGGTGCCGATCTCCACAACCTCAAGCGAAAACGTGTGAACATCACCCTTTGGCATTTCGCGCTGCTTGACGATCGTAGCCGTTCTGGTCGCGCCATCCTCGCCGGCAATCACCTCAATCTCGGTGTCGATGGCCGCTCTGAGGCTGCTGTGGCCGCGTGCGCCCTTTGCCTGGTCCTTGCCGCTGTGGTGGATAAAACAGACGTTGGCCCCCGTCTCAGCGCGGATGCGGTCCATGTTCATAACCAGCGCGCCCATATCCTCGCTGCTGTTCTCAGCCCCGCCTGCCATTGCCCGCGCGAGGGTATCGATCACAACCAATTTGACTTTAACGCCCATGTGGCTGGCTGCGGCCAATATGGTTTCGATCAGCGGGCCGGTGTGGGCGTCTGGATTGAGCAGATTGATTGCAGCCGGGATGGCTGCGAAATACACAGGTGTCTCAAGTGCGTCATGATCCGCACGCCATGCAGAGACACGGTTACGAAAGCCCATTCCACCTTCAAGAACGCAATATATGACGCCGCCTTGCTCTACGCGCTTGCCGTTCCATCTGATGCCAGACGCTATGTGGAGCGCTAGGTCAGTGGCCCAGAATGTTTTGCCGCTGTTGCTTTCGCCATAAATGACGGATGAACCTTGCTCGGTCAGCGTTCCTTGCACGAAATCGAGCGCATTAACACATGTCGCGATGTCGTTAAAATACTCTAGTGGAAGTGGTGTTATCGATGCCGCGCGTTCGATGATAACGCCATCTTCATCGTGTTCTGGCTCATCATACGGGATCGGCGCCGGTTGGCGATTATCGTGCCCGTTATATCGTTCTGGCCTAACTGGCGTGCTGCGCTGGTGCGCCATGCCATCCGCGAATGCGGTATCGAGCGTGTGGAGTGCTGCGTTGAAATCCTTGCATTGCCCCGCGATCGAATTGAGCGCATCGATCAGACCGGCCTTGGCAATGCTTTTGATCAGGTGCGCCGGCACCAGCCCACCTACCGAATAGGCCGCCTTGTTCAGCGCATGGTGCTTGTTGCCATCAACCGCCATGCGGATCGCCGTCGCCTCGGATTCCAGCACAGCCATACCGTAGGCGGTGCATCCTGATGGACGGCCGAGTTGTGCGGCACTTGGTGTGCTGGTGGCTTGCGGGCGTTCTGGCGTGGGGCGCGCAATAGCGTGATCATCCAACTCATCGGCTAGGTCAATTGCGCGGCCGTCTATCACCACGGTTTCATGGCTGGTGGATGTAAAGATATGGCCATAAAAGTACGATTGTGACGTTACAAAGCTCTCTTTTGCCAGCGCCCCCACAAACAAGCCGTTGATACGCGCTACGAACCGCGCCCGCTCGGCTGGCGGGTATGAATGGCTTGTAGGGCACAGCACTCGCCACCGTGGCTTTTCGGCTGTGTGCGATGGGCTGGTGTAAATGATTGCCGCTATGCCTGCGGTCGTGATGATCTGCCTTGCGCGCGCGACGGTTATTTGCTCTCCGTCGTAATCAGCCTCACATCCATCCACGCTAAGCACGTTCGCATCATGCCGAAAGCTGCCGAGTGTTGGGGCGTCTTCACCGGCCTTTGGTGGCTTTACGCGGCGCTCATCACCAAACCGTGCGAGTTTAAGCCACGGCAGTTCGCTTTTGGTTTTCCCGGCTGTATCACGGATGCGAGGCACCAATCCACGCAGGCTTATTTCCTGCTGTGTTTTGCTTGTGGCAAAACGATCCTTAAAGAACGTCACCAAAACAGGTCGGTCGAGCGCGCTTAAATGTGCATGCTCGCCGTTTTCAATGGATGTGCCTGCTGACATCAAAGATCACTCTGATGCCGACGTGCTTCCTGGGCTTTCTCGTTCAACCGCAGCAATGACAGCGCAAGCGAATTCCTCCGCTGCATCATCATCCAAAAATTCTACGATTTTGGAGTGTTTGACTTTGCCGCGCGCATCGAGCGCCACGGTCGTTCCATTGATATGCGCTTTGCCTGGGAAATTAACCCACCGCTTACCGCCGCCAGAATGGACCGATATGTCTGAGATTTTTAGAGATTCACCGTAGCGGACGGATGCAAAGCCGCAAAGAGTGGGAAGGCGACGCATCGGCTTCCAGCTAAGTAAAACTGTCATCGACATACTTGGATTCCTGGCTTGTCGGCACTTGAGGAGCAACACGAGGCCGTAAATATACCCCCCCTACCTACGCCCCCGCAACCCCATCACGCCATGGAAACGATAATTCTGTAGGGGAAAACCCCCCTACCTACGCAGTAACGCGAATGTGATACTCAGTGGTTTTGAAAAAAAAAAGGCCCGGAGCAGTGATGCTCACGGGCCGAGTTGGGGAGGAAACGCCTAGAGTAGGTGTTTTACGAGTTTGGTCCGGCAGGTGTCAATGGCGCGTCAGTCTTTAAAAGGATCAAACTCGCCACTGCCAGCCATCACCACAGCGAACGGCCGCAGCGTGTGGATCACCTTCACCGATGCGGAGTCAGCGCGGATCGTCTGCCGCTTGGACCCGGCCAGGATCGGCTCACGAAACTGCTTCTTGAACGAGTAGGCAACCATGCCTCGGCCTTCCTGGGTTTGAGTTACGATCCGGCCGAGGCCAGACAATCGATCGCGGCTGCCCACTGTTCGCGCTCCTCGGCAACCTCCAGCCGGCGCGCGATGTAGCCGGCCAAGGCAGTGAAGGGTGCGCCTCGGCGTCCATCTGTCCAAGAGCGGTTGAAGTCGGCCTCCTCTCTCAAATAGGAAGCCGCCTCCTTCGCGAGATCCGAGGCAGTCTTCATGCCGCCACCGCCGTGCAGTTGAAAGCGCCCTTGCCGTGGTTCTTGCCGCCACACTGGCACTCGCACTGCATCGTGCGGCCTGTGGCGTTGTAGCAGCGAGCGTCGCAGTCATGCCGTGACGGGTTGCTCTTACGGATCACGATCCGGGTGGCACGAACCCAGGAGCGCGAGGCGTCATCCCAAAAACGCGGCAGCTTGCGCTCGCCTTGGTCGTAATCGCAGCGCTTCGACATCAGCGTGGTGCCGTCTGCCAGGTCTGCGAAGAAACGAAAGTCGGCCATGGGGTGTCTCCGTGTTCGTGCTTGCACAGTACAACGACCCAATATAAGATGCAACTTCCAAATCGCGTGACGGGACATAATATGCCTTCTGGCCGCGCCTACATCTCGACAATCAGCCCCTCGTGGCCCCTCGACCGGCAGCGCGAGGGACTGAAGGGCTGCGAGGACATCTATTGCGACGATCTGACCAAGGCACAGCAGAAGCGGCGCCGCACGGACGAACTGAAAGACCGGGCGCGGATGCTTCGGCCGACCAGCCGCACCGAGCCGGGCATCGTCTACATTGCGGCCTGGATCTGCTTTGCCTGGGACAGCGACGACCTTCTGATTGCCGCGGGGCAGGCGGCCGCTCGGCGAGACACGATCATCTGCGTGTCGGATGGCACCCAGCTCGACCCGGTTCCGAACGTAGAGGCGCTGGGCAAGATCGTGGCGGGGTTCCGCCGCGCGCGGGTGGACGCCAGGACCGAGCCGGGCCGAGAGAAAGGCACCGTTGTGGCCGCGGCCCGGCGCAAGGAGGATCTGGCGCGGCGGCTGGCGCTGATCGCGGAGGATTGGCCGAAGCGGGAGCACGCCACCAAGGATCTGCTGGCTCGCGCCGGCACCAAGCGCGGGCCAATGGCCTACATCACGGCATCACTGGCGTTCGGCGCCAGGCCGAAGGTGCAGCGGGCCTACGATGTGAAGATGGAAAAGGCAGCACAACGAAAGGCGTTGAAAGATGGACAAGCCGACGACTGAAACCACGAAAGACGAGATCCCAACGCACGATTTCGCGCTTTACGATCGGTGCCTCTACGACGGCCGGCAGGCGTACCTCGCCGGCCTGGGCAACAACGCCAACCCGCATCCGAAGCAATCCGACGCCTGGGACTATTGGCGCGAAGGGTATGAGCAGTGACCGGTGACCTTCTCGGCCCAACACCATATGACCCAGGCGGCCGATCCAAGCCGCGCTGGCCGGCCCGGTCGATCGTCCGCGCCCGCTTCTCCGACTGCGATCTATACCGATGGGAGCTAGAGGAAATATGGGACGACGTGCCGTGTCCTCTGGTCGGCTGGTTGATGATGAACCCGTCGGTTGCTGGGATTGCACATGCTGACCCGACGTTGATTCGGACGGGCTCGTTCTCTCGATCTTGGGGTTACGGCGGCCAGATCATCACCAACATGCACGCCGCGCGCGCCACTGACAGCAAGCGGTTGTTGGACATGGCCGATCCAGTTGGAAGCGAGAACGATGCGGCCATTCTCGCCATGGCGCGCCGGGCAGAAATTGTCGTGTTGGCCTTCGGCCAGCCTCCTCGCCCGCTTCGCCCACGCGCCACAAAGGTCATCACCATGCTGCGCACGGCTGGCGCACGCCTGACGTTCTTGCGGCTGTCGCAGGACGGAACCCCTCAGCATCCGCTCTATCTGCCAGGGTCACTCACGCCACAGGATTTCAACTGATGACCGACACACCCCAAACGGCCGAGCGCTTGACGGAAGCGCAATGGCGAGACCGTGAATTACTTCGCCAGCATTGGGCGGCGTTCTGCGATGCCGATCCTACGCCAGACGATTTTGCTGACCGCATGGAAGCATCCGGATTCATCACCCTTCGTTCAGTCAAAAAGCGTGACGTTGAAGAAGCTTCGTTCGCTTATGAACGCGGGATCGAACTTGGCGGCATGTTGTGGGAACTGACCCAAAAGGGGCGCGAAGTCTATGGCCGATAATCCCCAAACCACTGTTTATGTAGCCTTTCAAGTTTGCAAACCGCAAAATGACTTGAAATCTCAGGCTAAACGTGCGATTTTAGCGAGCCTTACGGGCACGACTAACCTGGACTTCTGATGGAAGTTTAGCGATGGTTTCGGCGAGATCGTGTGTTCGAGCACGCGATCTCGCTACCTACATAGCCTCGCCTGGGCAGTGCTGCGCCTGCACCCATGCCGCGATGGGCCGGAGCACTGCGGCGTCGTCGGCGCTGATCACCCGGCCATCCTACGCGCCAAAGCTCCCGTATAGGCATCCAACCACTCATCGCCAGCCGGATCATCGATCAGATGCAGGTTGGCCTCAAACACCTCTTTACTGCCCGCGACCGCCCGCCATTCCGTGATATCACGCGCGATCGTGCGGCCGTTTGGGAGTGTGATGTTCATGATCAACACGCGGCCGGTTTCGGTTTTGTCGGTGAAGAAGAAGCGGATGGGGATGGTTGTTTTGGTGGTGGTCAACACATCGTCCTCGCTCGCATAGCCGCCATTTTTCTCAACGTGGCGGCCTGCGGTTTCTCCACGCGGGCCTTCGTTGCCGACGCCTTCTTGACCGGCTCAGGAACCGATAGGGCGGCGTCGTAATTCAACGCCAGCACCCGCATGGAAGGCAGAACGGGGACGCCGATGCCGACAAGGTAGTCATGCAAGCCAGTGATTGAACGACATTCCAGATATGGAAATCCGCACGATATCAGATGATCCCGGCGGTTAATTTGGTGTTCGCTCAACTTGTTGTGGCCAACCTTGAACTCGATCGGCAATTTCAGTCGGCCAGGCCCGGTTATTTCGGAATCCTCAATGCCATGCACAACACCTTGTGCTTTCAGGCGCTGCCATTCGGCCATACGCTGCTGCTCGGTGCCAGTGTGTTTTCGTCCCATCTCAATCGAGATGAACCGATATGCGGGAGGCAATGCCTCATGGCAATACATGCGGGCTCGCGATCGTAGTCTCGCTTCTGGCTGCATCAGCCCCACACCTTCCGATCCCGCACACCCTTCGTCGCGTGATACCGCAACCCGTTCATGGTGCCGATGATGCTGCGGTTAAGCTCGCCTTTCTTGCCGATATTCTTGCGGCGGATGGTGGCGACATAAGACAGGCGCATCTTGCCGGTGGCGCGGTTGATCTCGACGGAATAGGGCATTTTGATCCTCCAAAGAATACCGCGCCCCACAATCATGCCAGGCGCGGCTGTTGTGTCAGACGCCAACCAGCGCAGCATGATGCGTCAGCACATCCCGGCGCTTGAATGCGGCCTTCTTCTCGGTCTTGGAGAGTTCAGCGGCCTCCCGCGTGTGCAGGGCGACAAGTGCCGGGGTCACGTCAATGTCCTGCATCTTGGCGTCGATATCGGCGTTTGCGAGCCCGATGGCCCGAACGGCGGCGCTGTGCGGCTTGGCCGGCTTCTCGGCCTTCGCAACGCGCGTGGTCGTCTGGCCCGCCTTCAACGCCTCGATCCGCGCGGCAACGCCAGCCGCATTGGTGGCCGCGCCGAGGATAGCCGCAACTCCCTTGACCATGACATGATCGACCACATCGACGTGAATATCAGACAAGCTGACACTGCCGACATGCAGGCTATCGTGATAGATATCGACTGTTTCGCCGGCACTCTTCATGGCCACTGACGGCTTTTTGGTCTTCGTCATTTTACACCCTGTTCGTTGTTTCGGGAGCCTATCCTATACCGGAATAGCGAATTTTCGCAATACAAAAACGCCAACAAAAACGGCCTCATCTGTTTCCAGACAAGGCCGTATTGGGGTGTTTGGCGTCGCTACTACATCCCCAACGCGCGGCGATAAACGTCAAGCAGTATCTCCGATTCTTCCACGTCGGCCGGTTCCTGCTTCCGAATGGCGACCAGCTTGCGGATTACCTTAGGGTCGAAACCCGCTGATTTTGATTCGGCGTAGATGTCTTTTATATCGGACGTAAGCGCAGACTTCTCCTCATTTAACCTCTCAATCCGTTCAATCATCGACCGCAACCGATCCGCTGCAATGCCACCGGAATTGTGTCCCTCGCCGTGTTCATGCTCGCTCATTTCGGATGCGCCCCCTTCGGCATCACCCCACCGAGCGCGGCGTATTGGGCAACCGGATCACCCGACGGCTTCTCTCCGCGCGGTTTTGGCTGGACGACATCAATATCAACCAGCGCGCCGGGAATTATTTCTTGCAGCGCATCGCTGAACGCGACGACCGCGACTTCAAGCCGGGACAGCATGGCGGCCTCTGCGAAGATTGGTTCTGGCAGGGCGATTGATGTAGACATTCTGAATTCACGAGCCACGTTATTTTCCTTCGTTGTCATCGTTTAAGTAGCAGCCTCAGCATCCGCCGTCTTCTTCAACTTCGGAACTGTGCCGATCGCGCGGTGGTGGTCGCAGTAGACGCCAACCGCCGAATTTCCGCAGTAGGCGTGCGTTGGTTTTTGTTTGTTCCCCCACATCGGCCAACAACAACCACGCGAACCAGGCGCGGCCTTTGGTATAGCCACCGTCGGGATCGTGTTCTTCGCCCGCAGTTCGGCGCGGGTCAGGCGTTTGCGTTTGGCACCATCCGGATTGGGTTTGATCGGATTTTCGCGGCGTGTGAGCTTCATCCGATTGGCTTTGCCGACGATCGACCCTTTACCGCGCCCGAGTATGCGGGCGATTTCTAGGGCTGGGAGCTTGTCGATATCCCACAATTTTGCGAGGGTTTCGGCGTCGGAGTTTGTCCATGGGGTTTCATTTGGGCGGGGAGCGGTGGTTTTCATTCAGCCGCTTCCACGCTCAACATATCAAAGAGCGACGGCATCGAACATTCGCGCTCCACCAGCTTCATCCCCCGCACGGCATCGCGGTAATATTCAGCATTCAACTCAACAGCACGTCCCTTTCGCCCCATTTTGATAGCCATATTCGGAACGGTGCCCAACCCACCGAACGGATCGAAAACAATATCTTCTTTGCTGGTGTATCGCCCGATAAGCCGTTCGACAATATCGATTTGAAAAGGGCAAATATGCTGCGAAAGATTGCGCTGCGACTGCTCGGCGTTGAGCGTTTTCATCCTGAGAACATCATGCCAAACATCAGGGTCATGCGACCCTGGTGCAACAGACATGAATGTCGAAGGCAATCGACCTTTTGCATCCAACGCATTTGCAACATCAACATGCTGCTTATAGTCATAGATTTGTTCCGCAGACATGCGCGCGAATGCGCCAGCCAAGACATCAGGGCCAAGCCCATCAAACTCATCGGCGGTCAAAAACCGGTTGCCGGATGACCTCCAGAATGAATGAGCATCAATCTGCCACTGCCCGCGCGTGTATTCTTTCTTGTCCTTCTTGACGGGTTCATCCGCATAGGCGCGGCTCTGATCAGTCGGGAGCTTGCGGAACAACAAGACGTATTCAGGACATCCAACTCCCATCTTGGAACTGTCTTTGCTGTTCTCGGTCCAGCCTAGGCGATACGTCTGGTTATTTTCGCGCACAACGTCCGTAACAACCGTGATCATGCCGCAATAGATGAAGCCATGCTTGCGATAATGCGCGATGCAATCAGCGTGGAACGGCTCGACACTTGGCATTCCATAGCCAGTGACATTCCCAAACCGGATACGATCCTTTGTATGAACGGCCATCACGCGGCCCGGCTTGAGGATGCGCAGCAGGTTTGGCGACAGATGGTCCATCTGTTCGAAAAACCGCACGTTGTCGTCATTGTGGCCGAAATCGTTATAGCTGGCAGAATATTCATAGTGGTTGCCGAATGGGATTGACGTGAGAATCATCCCCACGCTGTTAGTTTCCATCATGTCGCATTCAAGAACCGTGTCATTGTTGGCGACCATCCAACCCTTTCCGCTTTCCTCAGTGCGTGTCACGCCAATAGTGCGAGCCAAGTCTTGCGCCACGCTCATGCTGGATAGGCCGTGTTGTGCGATCAATGCCGACATGCGGTCTGTCAGGGTATTATGCTCATTCCATTTCCGTTGCAGCGTGCGCCAGATTTCGCGCTCCGTCTCGCACATGATGATGTCAATGCGGCACTGATGCGGTTGCAGGAAGCGGCAGATGCGATGGATGGCCTGTATCAGGTCGTTGAACTTGTATCCGATGCCCAAAAAGATAGCTCGGTGACAATGACGCTGGAAATTGCAGCCCGATCCGCTGATCTCGGGTTTCGTGGCGAGGTATTTCAACTCACCTTCCGCAAACGCAATCACGCGTCTTTCGCGTTCATCCATGTCAAGCGATCCGTATACCTCGGACGCTTCCGGCAATGCCGATTTGATCGCATGACGTTCCGCCTCAAGGTCATGCCACAGAATGAAGTGATCGTCCGGACTTTCTGCGATGATCTCCATCATCTTGGCAACGCGCGCCGGGATTGACGTGCGTTTTTCGGTTGCAGCATCTTTCAATCCAAGCGCGCTATCACGGATTAACCGGCCCTGGCCGTCGCGGTCTGCTGTGCCTTGCAGGTCAAGCGCCTGAACTTCATGCACGCGAACATCCAGTTCCGGCATATCGTATCCGGCGTCATCGTATCCCATGTCGCTCGGCTTCTGGACGAACGCCGACCATGAATGCAACCATGCATGGAATTCGCCTTCCATGTGGGGATATACGGTCAGGTTGTTCGCCTGCTCACTGTCGCGCTGGAAAAACCGCGTGAGAGCCTGCCCGGTGTCCATGACTCCGAGGAAGCCGGCATAATGGATCAGTTCCTTGTAGCTGTTTGGGCTTGGCGTTGCGGTGGCAACGAACCGATATGGAACACGCGCCAGCAACGTCAGGAATTGCTGATAGGTTTTTGATCCATAGGACCGCAGCACGCTCGCCTCATCCAAAGTCACAATCTGGAACAAGTCAGGATCGAGCTTGCCATCGCGCATGCTCTCGTAGTTGGTCAGATAGATGCCATCGCCGGCCACTTCATCAGTCTTGCGGACGAATGCAACCTTGATGCCGAGCTTTTCCGCGTCAAGGCGGAATTCATGCCGAACGCCGAGCGGGACAATCACCAACGCACGTTTTGCATTGGGCGCATTCGCCAACAACAACCGCGCAATTTCGAGTTGCATAAATGACTTGCCGAGGCCAAATGCCGCGAAGATTGCAGCACGTCCCTTTCGACATGCCCACTCGACTATATCAAGCTGATGCGGCTTGAGCATCGGGTTAATATCAGATCGTGCGATCCTCACACCATCATCGCGGTGCATCGTGATTTTAGATTGCAGCATCGCCAGATAAGCTGCAGCGTTCAAAGTGCCCATTTACTCCCCATTCCCCTCATACCGTCGATCATCAACCCGCATCCGCTCCTAAACGGCCCGGCTCACCGCCGCATTATCATACGCCTAGCCGCAACATCCCGATCACAATACGCCTTGCGGCGCGCGTCCTCTGCCGCCTTAGCCGCGACCTTTGCATCCGCCGCATCGGCAAGCCTAACCAAATCAGCCGCAAGCTCGCGCGCCTGGCCTGTTGTCAGGTCCGTGCTGGCGGTTATCCTGGCGCTATCGCTATACGTGCCGTGACATTTCAGCGCGACGTTGACGGTGACTTTGCCGGGGGAGTTGTTCTTCTTGGCGGTCAGTGTGCATGGCTTGGGGGTCATACAACTAAACCCTCCGCATGAGATTTCTCGCTACCATCCCACGGAATAACCACGGCGTTAACCGTTGGCGTATATGGGTCGGCTACGACATCAGCGTGCGATGCAGCCCATTGGCCGATTTCCCTGTTAATATCTGCGGCCATGATGATGGCGTGCGCCCTAGTCCGGCACGGGTAGACATCATCTGGCCCGATAACGTGCACGCACCATAAATCAAATCCATCACTCACTTCCCATCTCCCCTAGAATAACTCCACCGCACCGCCGGAAAAGCAATGTGCTCCGGCACACCATCAGACATCGCCATACGCAGGACTGAAGCCGGCCATCGCATCTGGCGACCGTCTGCGGTTTCGGCCCATACCATGGTGCTGTCGGTTGGGAGTGATGCCATCGGATGCCATAGGCCATCTAATAGGTCGCTCACGGCTTAGGCTCCCGCTCAATCGCATCAATCATCCGCTGCACCGACCGCACGGACGGCACTCCTCGCCCTGCGGCCCATCGGTTGAATGTCGATGGGTCAATGTCAGCGCGACGACATAGGGCCGCGATCGAAAGGCCCTTAGCCTTTGCTGCCGCCTCGATCTCTTTTGGCTCTGGAATTTTGAGTTTCATATCCAGACTATGACTGGCGGTTTGGATAATGTCAATAGGTTCTGTGACTGCGATTTTGTGCTTGACCATACGCAGCCAGGCGCTATCATGGGGCAAGAAAAGGAACCATCCCATGCCCCAACCCACCATCCCCACTAACCTTCCGCCCGGAGCATTCGGCTTCATCGTGACCCGCCCGGATCGTGCGGAGCGGTTGGCGCTGTATCGTGCGGATGGCTCGCTCAATTGCAGTTTCGCGCAGGATGCGACGTTGGCCGATGCGCGCGGGATTTTGGCGACGGCTGGTTTTGATGTTTGTGAGGGTGGGTTTGTTGTCGCTCGTTAAGCTCAAAGTGCTCGATTTGTTCAGCGGCATTGGCGGATTTTCTCTCGGCTTGGAAAGAACCAACGGCTTTGAAACCGTAGCCTTCTGCGAGATCGAGCCTTTTCCCCGCGCCATCCTGGCGAAACACTGGCCCGGAGTGCCCTGCTATGACGACGTGCGAACCCTCACCGCCTCCCGCCTGGCAGCAGGCGGAATTGTTCCAGATGTCATCTGCGGAGGGTTCCCGTGTCAGGACATCAGCGCGGCAGGATTACGCATCGGCATTCAGGGCGCGCGCTCTGGTTTGTGGAGTCAGTATTCCCGCCTTATTGGCGAGCTTCGACCGCGATGGGTCATCGTGGAAAACGTCGCAGACTTGCTTGTTAGGGGGATGGGCGTTGTTCTCGGAGACTTGGCCGCGATCGGGTATGATGCAGAGTGGCATTGCATATCGGCTTCCGCCATTGGTGCAGATCACATCCGAGATCGAGTGTGGATCATTGCCCACTCCAACGGCGCAGGGGATTTCACGTTTGTCGAGCGGTGGCGGAAGTCACGCACGCCAGAAGTGGGCAAAAATGCTGCCGCGCATGATGCCGACGATCACGGCGCACGATCACAGGGGGGGGGTGTCGTCCAGAAAGATCGGAGAAAATGCGGGAGACATCAAGCCGTGGGCTAGACTTGCCTTCGGTTCTCCGGCTGCTTTTCCCGGACTCGACGGGGCTGGTTCGCCCGTCTTGGGCAGAGGCGAGAATGGGCTACCCAATCGGGTGGACAGAATGCACGCCATTGGAAACGCCGTCGTCCCCCAAATCCCGGAGCTAATCGGCCGCGCCATTCTTCGTGCCGAACACGCCCGCACCAACAAGGACATCTAACACCATGCCCACAACGGAGAGCAAAATGAACAATGCAAAGCCCGGCTACGTCATCATCGACGGACGCGAGATCGCGATTGAAGAATTCGCGCGCGAGATCGGTGTGAAGTGCGAATATGGCTCCCTCGACCTGCGGGGCTACGCGCACCCGCTGCCGGCCGGGCTCACCAGCGTCGGCGGCTCCCTCGACCTGCGGGGCTACGCTCACCCGCTGCCGGCCGGGCTCACCAGCGTCGGCGGCTACCTCGTCCTGGAGGGCTACGCTCACCCGCTGCCGGCCGGGCTCACCAGCGTCGGCGGCTCCCTCGTCCTGCGGGGCTACGCGCACCCGCTGCCGGCCGGGCTCACCAGCGTCGGCGGATACCTCGACCTGC